AACATACCTTTAACAAGTATGTGCTCCCACCACCACGAATCTATTTTAGGTAGAGTTCACATTTCATATATAGCTGGTATTGATGGAAGGGTAATTGGTTTATCCAAGTTAAATAGATTAGTTGAGCATTTTGGACGCCGTGGAGCTATTCAAGAGCAGCTTACAATGGCGATTCATCAAGCGGTATCTAAGGTATGTGAACGTAATAGAGGAGTGGCAGTGCAAATAGTAGCAAGCCACCAATGCGTAAGCTGTAGAGGAACTAATCATCAAGGAGCAGCTATGATAACCACTAAGTTATCTGGTAATTATTTTACTAAACCCGAAGTAAGGTTTGAATTTTTTGATGCTATAAAAAGTGCGGCATTGTTAAAATAAATAAATATGATATTAAAAGATAACAAAGTAATACTAAACTGGGGTGATATAGATTTTCTTATAAAAGAAATAGTATATAAAATTCTACTAGAAACCCCAACAGTAGACTCCGTACATGGTATTACACGAGGAGGTTTAATCCCCGCAACAATGATATCACACCAAACAGGTTTACCTTACGTGAATGTTATTGGTCCTAATACTTTAGTAATAGATGACATAGCGGATAGTGGAAAAACCTTAGAAAAATCACCAGGTGTTTACACAGCAGTTTTACTTTATAAACCTCACACCAGTACTTTTAAACCTAACATATGGGGCAATGAACATGAGGGAGATCAATTTATATATTTTCCTTGGGAAAGGGAAGATGCAGTCCCAATGGCCGATTATCTAAATAAAAAATAAACACCAAAACAAGATTTAGGCAAGGTTAAAGTTGACCCTAAAAAGGTCATTATAACCAAGCCAGTAATGATTCGAGAGAACTTTTCTAAAATAACTAAATAAATAAATTATAAATTATGAATTATTGGCAAGTAGATGTAAGATTAACAATGGAACATGAAACGGGTAGGACCCAACACACCATTGAGAAATATTTAGTAGATGCAGTTTCACCCACTGATGCTGAAGCTAAAGTCTTTAAAGATTTTGAAGGAGAAAGTAATTTTTCAATTACTAAAATAGTTAAAACTAAAATTATAAAAATTATACAATAATGGGAAAACAAACAGAATTAGACTTTGGATTTTCTACCCAAACAAACCCAACAGCAATACCTTTTATAAGTGAAGTAGAGATGTTTAATAATTTAATGGGTAAATCTTATCAAAACAGAACTACACCCACTATTGACCTCAAAGATGCTCAATTTGTAATTGATTTCATAGATGAAGAATTAAACGAATTAAAACAAGCAGTAAAAGAGGGAGATATTGTTGAAGTTTTAGATGCTTTGTTAGACATTACTTATGTATGTTTAGGGAATGGGTCTCTAGTTTTTGGTTTAAAAGACAAAATAGAAGCAGGGTACGCCGAGGTTCAAGCTTCTAATATGTCTAAAATATGCTCTACTTTATATGAGGCTGAAGAAACGGTAAGGGTAAGAAGTGAACAACAAGCAGAAAAATGTCATTATGTAAAACTAATGGACAAATATGTTGTGTACCGTAGTTCGGATAATAAGGTAATGAAGTCTATTAATTTTAAACAACCCAACCTTCGTCAGTTTTTTACACAAGAAGAGCTAGACAAAGATTATTAGTATAAAATTAGTACCATAATATAAAAAACCCTAGGCTCCTATATGGAGCCTTGGTATATTAGAATAAATAAGTTATAATGTACAAAAAAGCATACGCAACTAGAATAAAAAACAATAAATATAAAATTTATTTGTGGGACCAAGGAGGGTATAATGAAATTGAGTGGACAAACTGTGCTTATGTAGAATGCAAAAGTAATCAATTTACTCATAGAGGAATTAATGATGAATATTTACTTAAAACTCCTAACTGGTATAAAACAGACCCCCATTTACATTTCCATGATATGCCTCCTTATCAAAAGTTTCTTATTGAGAAATATGGAGCAGATGATACTCCCTCTACAGGACATAGAGAATTATTTTTTGATATTGAGTGTGAAATAGGAGGAGCACTTACCGAAGAATATATTGAAACAGCTCCCATGCCCATCACCTCAATCGCTTATTGGGATAAAACACCTGATAAATGGGTCATTTTAATATTAGATAAAAAAAACGAATTACTACCTAAAGAGATTAATGGTAAGGAAATTATACCTGTAAGGACTGAAAGAGATTTACTGTTAAAGTTTATAGAACATTTTACAAACATTAGCCCAGATATCTTAGTTGGATATAATAGTGATTTCTTTGACATCCCCTACTTATATTATAGGATATGTAATGTTCTAGGGAGAGAATACGCTGACTACCTTTCCCCTATTAATAAAGTAAATGCTAAAAAAGATAACCCCTACTTTCACAAACCAAACCAGTATGTAGATATTGTGGGTGTAGAATCTTTAGATTATATCCGTTTACATAAAAAATACCATTGGAAAGATGAACCAAGTTGGAAATTAGATGCTATTGGTTTAAAATACGCTAATTTAGGAAAGGTTGAATATCAAGGAAATTTGGACCATTTATTTTCTACTGACTTAAATAAATTTATTGAATACAACTTTCGTGACGTTGAAATATTACAAAAGTTAGATGAAAAATTACAATATATTGCTTTAACTAAAAATTTATCTCATAAAGGTAAACATAATTATAGTGAAGTATATGCTAATAGCAAAACACAGGATGGTGCTATTTCAGCCTATTTATTATCTCAAAATATAATACCACCACCTAAGGAACGGAACCCTCAAAAGAAGGAAACTTATGCAGGTGGGTATTTGTTTTGTCCTAAAGCGGGGTTATACAAATATATGTTTGATGAAGATTTAGTATCACTATATCCTTCAATAATAATGACGTTAAACATAGGTAAAGAAACTTTTATAGGTCGTATTATAGATGAAGATGATCGTAATAATAGATTAGGTCTTAATGATTTAAGATTAAAAGACCCTAAAGAAGAATTATTAGTAGAAAATGGTAGACAACAAAGAACAGTAGTTCCTGTTAGTAAATTAATCAAAATAATAGAAACCGAAAAATTATCAATATCTGCTAATGGTTCAATGTTTAGAACAGACAAAGAATCTGTATTATCAACTATCCTAAAGAAATGGTTCGAAGAAAGAGTTACGTATAAAAAAAGGATGCAAAAAGCATATAAGGTAGGAAATAAGGAAGATGGGGATCATTGGCATAGGATGCAATATACTATGAAAATTCTCTTAAATTCACTCTATGGAGCAACCGCTCTTCCTTCTTTCCGTTATTCTATGAATTTCCAAATACTAAGTGAAGCCATAACCCTTTCTGGGCATAGAATTATACAAGAAAGTGCCCTATGTGCCAACAAACATATAAACAAAATTGTGAGAAGTGAAGAATTAACTGAGGAATTCAAAAAATCCCTTAATATATAATATTTTTTTACATATACTGCGTTATAAATAATAGAATAAAACTAGACATATAACACGGCATACTAACATAGACAATACATTAAACACGCGTAAAATGCGCATAAATTAAATAAAAATATGGCTCTCAACAAACAAACAATTAGAAGCAATCAAACTATATATAGAGAAGGTGTAATTCTATCAAAAGAGGAAATTATTGAAATAAGTGAAAGCTGGAATGAAAACCAAACTTTATTTTTTAAAAAGATGCTAAAGCAAGGAGGGCAATGCTTAATAAATGGTTGTTCTTTTAAAATATTGATTAAACAAAGAGATGATTTAGATTCTTATGGTGAAAGGCCTAAAACAACACCCCTTATTCCCGGAGAAAGAACATTTTAAATAAAAATACTAATATGAAATTCTTACAAGAAGTTCCAGAATACATATGTCCGAGTACTGACGTTAACCACGTAGCTTATTCAGATACGGACTCAATCTATATACATGCTGAGCCCCTACTGTTAAAGTTATACCCCAATTTTGAGGAATTTACTGATAAAGAAAAGGATAATATTCTAGAAAAAGTAGCCCTAAAATATCAAGAAGTAATTAATAATGATTATGGTAGAATAACATGTGATGTTTTTAACGTGAAGGATCATAGATTAGAGATGAAAACTGAAGCTGTTATTCGTACTGCTTATTTTAGAGCTACTAGAAGATATGCCCAGTGGATTACAAAACAGGAAGGAATAGAAAAAGAAATATTGGATATTAAGGGATTAGAATTTATGAAAGCTAATTTTCCTCCAATATTGGGGAAATTCTTTAATAGTATTCTTGAACAAGTATTAAAAGGGGAAAAAAAAGATAATATTATAGAACAAATTAAAGTGTTTAAAAAACAAATAATTGATGGGGAAATCCCTCTTACTAAACTAGGAAATCCTACATCTGTTAAAAAGTTGAGTAAATATAGTGGAACAAATGCAAGAGCAGGGGAAATGTTCACCGAAATATTAAAAGGAGCCCCAGCTCCTGTAAAGGCCGCTATCCGATATAATGATTTATTAAAATTGTGGCAGTTAGATAAAAAGCATGACTTAATAACTCAATCGGATAAAGTAAAATGGATATACTTAAGAGATAATCCCTATAAAATAGAATCACTAGCATTTCAAGACCATGATATACCCGAAAAAATACAAGAATTTTTAAATAAGTATGCTAACCGTAGAATAGTATTTGAGACTATATTACTAAATAAATTAGAAGGGTTTTTTGGGGATCTTGAATGGTCTCTTGATTTGAATCCCTATTTAAACAATTTTTCTTTCTTTGAAATTTAAAACAAATTATGATAAACAGAAACTTATTACAAAGCACAATATCTAAATATTTTCTAGGTGATTTACATAAATCAGTTAAATGGAGAATTAAAGATAACACATTAACCGTTTATGCCCAAAGTGAAGGATTAGTATGTAAAACTTTATTAAACAAATTCCCTGTACAAGATAGTGAAATAGGAGTATTTGATACAGATAAATTAGTTAAGCTTTTGTCTATTACTAATGGTGACTTATTAATGAGTCTAAGTGGTAACAAGGCATTAAAAAATGTTATGTACATTGAAGATGCTAATTTTAATTTAACTTATACTTTAGCAGACCCTTTAGCAATAGGTAAAACTAGTTGGGTAACCGATCCTGAATTTGATGTTGAATTGGATTTAAGTGACGATGATATATCTCATTTAATAAAAGCTAAAGGAGCATTAGACGCTACTAGTGTTCTTATTAAAACCACAGAAAATTTAAATGGAACTCTAGTGTGTGAATTTATGTTTAGTCCGGAGGCAATAGAAGATAATTATAGTAATAAGATATCATATCAAATTCAGGGTAACATTAAAGAAGAAGGAATGCGTCTTCCGTTTAATGCTCTAAAGTTTAGTGAAATATTAAAAAATAACAAAGACATGACCACCGCTAAACTATTTATAGCAAATAGTGGTATGATGAAAATGGAATTCACGTCTGAGCATATAGAAAGTACTTATTACCTACTACGAAACGAGTTAAACTAAATATTATAAGGAATTTGGTACCCCATATTAGGGTTTGTATATTTAAGTATAATATTAAAATCATTATAAATGACAAAGAAAAGAAAGTCTATTAAAACCATTACTGATCCTTTATTGGAACCCTATTTCATTACAAAAGATGAATATAGTTATACAATAAAGATGAACGTAACTTCAGATAAAACACATTTTAGATCCAAACAATCTACCCCTAAAACATACGAAAAATCCTTATTTTACCATCCTACTATGGAAGCGGCCTTAATAAAGATTTCAGTACTAAAATCCCACGATAAGGATTACAAGAGTTTAAGTGAGTACATAGAAAATTATAAACAAGTAACATTAAATTTAAAACAATACGTAAATGAGAGAACTAAAAGCATTTTATGATGCATGCATCGTTAAACCCATAGAAACAGAAGAGACTGTTTATGGTAACATCATCGTTCCTGATATGGGAAAGGATACAAATACCTTTGGGGAAGTAATTGCTGTAGGGCCTGGTAGGTATACTATCAGTGGAGTACTATTAGTACCACAAGTAAAAATAGGCGATAAAGTAGTACTCCCTACTCAGGGTTTCACAAAATTACCATTTGAAGGGGTAGAGTACTACATCGGGCCAGAGAACCAGGTGCTCGCAAAAGTTCAAGAAATAACTAAATAATAAGTAAGAAATGGAAACAAAAATTCATTATGGTAAAGATGCCAGAACAAAGTTACAAAACGGTATAGATAAACTAGCAGATGCTGTAGTATCTACTTTAGGACCAAATGGTCGAAATGTAGTAATATTTAGAGGGTCTCAAGATGCTCCACAATCTACTAAGGATGGTGTTACGGTGGCTAAAGCTTTTTTATTAGATGATCCTAGTGAAGAATTAGGAGTGTTACTAATTAAACAAGCAGCAGTTAAAACCGCCGAAAAAGCAGGTGATGGTACAACTACATCTACTTTATTAGCTAGGGAAATGATTCGTAAGGGTTTATCTCATTTAGATAATGGGGAAAATGCTGTTGAAATTAAAAGACAAATTGAAGGAGCTATTAAAGAAGTAGTAGCAGACTTAAGGAGTAATGTATCTGAAAATATATCATCCGAGGATCAACTAGAACAGATAGCTACAATCTCTGCAAATAATGACATTGAAACAGGTAAATTAATTGCTCAGGCCATTAATAAAGTAGGATTAGAGGGTGTAGTACATATAGAGGAATCCAAAACTGGGGATACTTACCTTGAAACCGTTGAAGGAATGCAGTTTGATCGTGGGTATAAGTCACCTTACTTTGTTACAGATAACAACACTATGTCCTGTACTTTAGATAACCCCTCAATATTAATTTTAGATCAAAGGTTAAATACCGTGAAGGAATTATTACCTATACTTGAAGCAGTATCTAGCCAAGGAAAATCTCTATTAATTATTGCCGAGGATATTGATAATGAAGCACTAGCCACTCTAATTGTAAACAAGATGAGAGGTACGTTTAATGTATGTGCTGTTAAATCTCCTGATTTTGGGGAAAGAAGAAAACTTATTTTGGAAGATATTGCTAATCTAACAGGTGGTGTGGTATTTAGTAAAGATAAAGGTATGAAGCTGGACAAATTCAGTTGGGATTGGTTTGGTGAAGCTCGAATAGCAACCATTACAAAAGAACAAACTACTATAGTAGATGGTAAGGGAGATGCTGAGGTAATAGGAAAACGAGTTGACGAGTTACAAATGCAAATCGAAAAAAGTAAAACTCCTTACGAAAAAGAACAACTACAAAATAGATTATCTAAATTTGTTGGTGGTGTAGCTATTGTTCACGTTGGGGGAGGAACTGAAACTGAGATGTTGGAAAAAAAGGATAGAGTTGATGATGCACTTCATGCTACAAAAGCAGCTATTGAAGAGGGTATTGTACCTGGAGGTGGTAAAGCATTGTTAGTTGCACGTGAAGCCATTACTCGTGGTAGTATAGGTGCAAAAATTGTATATGATGCTTGTGGTATGCCCTTTGAGCAAATCTTAGCGAATGCTGGTATTACCAAAACTGATTCTAGTATACTAGCACGAGATATTATCAAAAATGATGGTACATGGTTTTCATATAATCTTAGAACATCTGAAGTTGAAAATTTTAAAGAAGCAGGTATTATTGATCCTACTAAAGTTACGAGATTAGCACTTGAAAACGCCGCCTCTGTAGCAGGAACAGTTCTATTAACTGAATGTACTTTAACTCAAGATAAAACATCTCAATTAGAAAAAATGAGAATGTTAGATTCTAACTCCCAAATGGGAGGAGGAATGATGTAAACACTTAATCAATTAATCAATAAATAATAATAAAAATGAGTAAACAAGAAATTTTTGAAGCAATGGAAGGTCATTTTCATACTTTAGCAGAAAACAATTCAGGGACTACAAAATCCTCACAACAAAGAGCACGTTCTGCGGCTATGTCAATCAAGAAACTGGTTACAGATTATAAAAAAGCATCTGTAGAAGAATCTAAATAATTTAATTGAGGGAGTGTTAGGCTCCCTCATTTATTTTTTGTATATTATGGATATGGAAGACACTAAAATTATGGAATTCCCAATGCTTATTGCTAGAAGACAACCACCATCAGATCGTTGGAGGCTAGTTAGTGATGAACCTGACGGGACTATATATAAAACATTAACAGATACTCTCGAGGCATATATGTCTAAAACAGAGTTTAAGGGTGATTACAAACTATCACCTTTAGAAGGAAAATTATTTGCTATAAATGTAGAGGAAGTAATTATGGAAAAACCAATAGAAAAAAAATTCTCATTATACGGTGAGTATTGATTTATGGATAATACAGAAAACACATTACTGAACGAAAAACATAGGCCCTCTAGTTTAGATAACTATGTTGGCAATGCTAACTTAAAATTATCAATTGCTGCCCAACTAGAAAACAATGATATACAGAACTATTTATTTTATGGTACAGCGGGAGTAGGTAAAACTACATTAGCTAAAATCATTGTAGGTAAACTTAATTGTGATTATCTTTACATCAATGCGAGTGATGAAAGAGGAATTGAGACTATTAGGGATAAGGTATCAAGTTTTGCAAGTGTTGCATCTTTTAAACCAATTAAAGTAGTAATTTTAGATGAATGTTTAGATGAAAATACCTTAGTAACGGTTTTAAGAAAAGGAAAAATAGAACATATCCCAATTAAGAATTTAGATGAAAAAAATGATCTAGTAAAATCATATAATACTAAAACATCTCAAGTTGAATGGAAGCCCTTTTACCTCTGGGATAAAGGGGAACAAGAGACATATGAAATTGAATTTGAAAATGGAGAAAAAATTATATGTACTCCTGATCATAAATGGTATGTTGAGGGTAAAGACGGAAAATTAAAAATAGTTAAAACTACCGACTTGGAAGAATACATGGAGATATTTAATCCCAAAAGTTGATTTCTTGTATGTTCAATCCCAAGCTATATATTTATAATAAAAATATATAATTATGGGTAAACCAAATAACACAAAAAATATTGGGGGGTATTGGAGTATTAAACTTAGATATAATGAAAATGAAATAATAAAATGGGTTGAAGATTTAAATCCCAAATCATTTCATACATTATTTTCTAATAAGGTTTATAATAATACTAGGGGGTTTTTATCTGTGGTAAGTAGAAAATTAGATGAACAATCGAAAATTTTTTTTAATTATTATTTTAGAAAAATACATTTGAAGGATAACAACTGTACTTATTGTAAGTGTGATATTGAAAAATCATTTATTCTTAATTTCAAATGTAATGTAAATCACCTTCCTAAGTGGTGTGAAGAACATTATAAAAATAAAAAATGGTTAGAAAATAATGGTTCTCATAGTTTCCAAGCCAATTTACAGCGTTCCGTTAAAAGACAATTATTCTTATCAAGCAGTAAAGGAAAAGAATATTGTGAAAATGTTGGTAAGTTTAATAAAATAAATACTAAATTATGGAAATCAAATCTAACTTGTAAAGAAAGAGAAGCAATAAATCTTAAATCTTCAGTTTCCCAAATTAAAAACATATTAGAGGGAAAGTTTAACCCTCAAAAAAATTATACACATTATAAGAAAAATATGTGTTATTTAGACAACAAAGAATATATTTTTAGAAGTAGTTGGGAAGTTATATTTTTTCTATCCAATCCCACTTTAAAATATGAAACCATTAGAATAAGATATTTAAAAGGGAATGGGAAAGATGGAGCTTACATTCCGGATTTTATAGATGAAGAAAATAAAATAATATATGAGTTAAAACCTCGAAGAAATTTTATAAAACAACAATGTAAAATGGATGGTGCCATATCGTGGTGTTTAAAAAATAATTATAAATTTATTTGGGTAAACGAAGATAATTTATTATCTTATATAAATGAAAATGATAATAATGACCACAGAAATAATCAATTTTATATTAAAGCATATAAAGGACTAAATGGAGAAATTAAAAATAAAATCAATAAAGAAAACAGAAAATAATCACCATGTTTATGATCTGTCAGTAGAAAATAATTCTAATTTTTTTATAGGAAGGGATGGTAATGTTTTAACCCACAATTGTGATTTCTTAACACTTCATGCTCAAGCATCACTCAGAAATATTATTGAAACATTTTCACGTACTACTAGGTTTATTTTAACCTGTAATTACGTAGAAAGAATTATAGACCCCTTACAATCAAGATGTCAAACCTTTAAAATAATACCACCTACAAAAAAAGAAGTAGCAGAACATATAGCAAATATTTGTGATATTGAAAGCATTAGTTATGAACCAAATGCCATTGGAAAAATCGTTAACAGGTTTTATCCTGATATACGCAAAATGCTTAATACAATTCAATCAAGTAGTACTGGAGGGGAATTAAAGATTGATGATTCTTTACTTATCTCAACGGGTTATATGTCTGCTATTGTAGGTGAATTAAAATTAAAAACACCCCAAATTAAAAAAATAAGGCAAATATTAGCTAATTCAAATATTGATGATTTTGAGGATTTATTTAGATACTTGTTTGAAAATGCAGAGGAATACCTCCCAGGTAAAATGGGTACAGCAGCAATTTTAATAAATGATCATCAATATAAGGCTAATTTTCGCTTGGATAAAGAAATTAATATAATAAGTTGCATCCACAGTTTAATAGAATCAAAAAACTAACAATAAATAATAAATAATTATGAACCAAAAATCAACACCACAACTAAATATAGATTTAAGTAATACCACAGGAATTTTAAACTCTGAGGGTGGGAGTATTTTCGTAAGTGGAGTAATTCTAAGAAAAATTTCTAAATTTATAGCAGGAACAGATAGTGATGCTATTATGCCCATCCCTGTATTTTATGATCCTCTTTCAATGAAAATCCTAGGAGAAGGTATACCCGTAGAGTTAAGGGAAGAATTAAAGGATGAACTTATATAAATGAAAAATATATTTTGTTGGATTAAGGAGATAAATTCAAAAAAATCTCCTGCATCCTCCTTTACTGAGGCTGAATGGGATTTATTTAATGCCTTCATGATACATAAATTTATGTCTCAAAATACTCAATATATAGAAGTAGTTAATATGGCACAAGCCATTCCTACCCTAGAAAAAGTTATGATATATAATGTGTATAAGGAGTTTATTCCCCGAAATAACAATTGGAGCAAATACATTAAATCTTCAGTTAAACGAATTAACACCCAATTAGCAGATCACTTAAGGGATCACTTTCAATGTTCATCAAGGGAGATAACAGAATACTTAAAATTATTGGGTACCACAGAAATAAATCGTATATTAACGAATAGAGGTATAGATAAAAAGGAACTTAAACAATTGTTAAAATGACAACACTACTTTATAAAATGCTATTATCATCTGCAGAAGCGGACAAAGCAAAATCAATGTTATCCCTGGATTTATTAGGTAAACATGCAGTTGGAATAGGTGACCATTCTACAGGAGATTTTTATAAAAACGCAGAAGAAGCACTTTCAATGTTAGTAGATGCTGATGATAGATTGGAAACCTTATATAAATATTTTACTAAAACAACACAAATCAATGGGTAGTTCAATTACTAAATACGAAGAAATTATGAGTGATAGAGAAATTATGAACGCAAAACGGCAAATTATAAATTATTCAACAGCGGGGACATACACATTCCCAACTACAGGATCAACTACTGGATCACCAACTATGTGTGAGACATTT